CTATACGCTTGCCGTAAGTTTGTAACCCATACACGAGAGTTCGGGTGACTGCGCTGCGATTCGGCACTCGCCTCGCTCGAATGACCCATACCTATTCCCCCGGTTCGGCGAGCTTGTGGGACGGCATCGGAATATCCAGCGCGGGGTCGATCGACATTTTCAGATTCCCGCCTGTCCCGCGATACTTGCCGCCCATTTCGAACCCGTCCCGCATCGCTTTTGCAAGCTGCGCCTTGCCCCCCATCAAAGATTCGTCGCGGTCCCGCATCTGCTGGATTGCGTTGCGCTTGTCCTCGTTCGCCGCCTCGATGCACATTTCCTCGGGGCGCTCCATCAGAGCTTGACCGCGCACCACGATAGGACCGTCATAGCCTTTGGGCATCCAATGGCCGTCGTGACGCCTGGCAGGTACGGGACGCCAACCGTTCTGATAAAACTCGTTGTAGAAATCCTGCGCAATATCCTTGTTGCCCAGCGACGCCATCACGCACCATTGATACTTGAAACCTTCCGGCTCGAAACCGGGGGGCACCACGAACGGATCAAGACCACCCCGGCGCGAACGGGTGAGGATTTCACCATCGGCCGATCTATGAACGCGGGGTCCACTGCGGGGAGCGTCGCGCTGCGGATTGCGAGGCTTATAAGGGCCACGGCGACGAACTGGCGTGTCGGTATCGAGCATTTCGCCGTTATCTTCGGGTTCGTTGGTCATTGAATTATTGCTCCGTTAACGACTTGTCGTATTGTCCGCTTTCTTTCAGCGCCAATTTCCTCCGTGCCATCTCCTGCACGCCGATCACGTCGCCTTTCTTGAAACGCTTCTGCCCCGTTGGATCATCGTAGTTCCAAACAAGCGTGCCATCCGTCGCTGATCGCGCTTCGCCTGCTGACAATCTCACTTCCGTTCCTCCACTGACCCCGCCGGCAGAAGCCGCGACAGGTGCCACAGGCGCCGATGCAGCGCGGCGTGGAGTCTGTGCGCCGCCGTTTGCACCTTTGCCGTTGGGCTTCGTGATGCCAAGGAATTTCTCGACGTGTTGGAAATATTCCTTTGATCCGCGCGTAAATCCCTCAGCAAAAGCATCGGCATCTGCGGCGTTGAGTTTGGCGGCACGTCTCGGATCAGAATTTGTCGCCAATATGCGCGCATCGTCGGGGTGCTCGCGGAGCCACGCCTGCGTTCCTGCGTCTCGGCTCTGGATAAAAGCTTCCACAGGATCGCTGACGGTTGACTCAGGGCGAAGAACCTCACCCCTTTTCGGTTGCGCCTTTTGAACCTCAAGATCGGCCTTGGCTTCGGTGAGCCGGCCAAGTGTTGCGCGGGCATCGGCTAATCTTTCCTGCGCTTCCGCCGCCTTGGCCCAATCACCGGCCTCCATTGCGGCCTTGTATTCGGATTTGGCTGCATCCGAGGACGTTTGTGCCGCCGCAATGCCTTGCTCAACCGTGCCAAGACGTGTTTCGGCAATTTCCGTCCGCGTCGTTTCGACTTCGGCCTGCGCCGCCTGGCGTCCTTGGCTTTCCGTGGCCGCACGCCGTTCCGCCGCTTGTCGCGCTTCCTTTTCGCGCGCTGTTTCGGCTTGCAGTTCGGTCAATTGCGCCTTGAGCGCATCGGCAACGTCGGTTGCTTTCTCGTCCGGTTTCTTTTCCGGTTCTTCCTTTTCGATTTCCACTACGATTTCATCGTCTGCCATCGCTTCAACTCCTAGAAAATGCTTTCCGGATCAGCCACGCGCCCCATGATGAGCGTATCTTCCACGAGTCGCACCGAACTGCCATCCAAACTTGACTTCTCATCCACGAAAAAGAATTCGTGGGCGTCCGACGCCTTGTACATGATCCAGTCGCCGGGTTCGACCGTCACGCCGCCGAAGCTGTCGGGCTTTACGCCTTTGAACGCCGTGGGGCCGACTTTAAGAACCAGTCCGATCTTGCCTTGGAAACGATCCTCGGCACGAGTCCTATCACCGCCGATAATGATGCCACCCTTGGTCATGTCGGAACGAACATAGGTTCCGACCAGCACGAGGTTGTGAAACGGCTCGAAATTCTCGATATTGTCGGCACCGATGGCATCAACCAGAACCGTGCGCGCGTCCTTGCCTTTGCCAATGGCTTCGGCAATGTCGGACAGTTTGCGGACTGACGTAACGCTCATTTGTTGTTAGCCTTGAATTTTTGTGCATCGGCATGAATTTTATCGGCAATGAAGCGAGGAACGCCGCCGGGTATTTCGTTCAAACGACCCACCAACTTGGACGCCAATTCTTCTCTGCTTTCCGTAGGATTAAGCACGGAATAAATCTGTTCGGCGCAACGCTTGGCCTCTATTTCGCGCTGTGCGGCGTCATATTTTCGCGCGGTCGCAGCGAACATAAACGCGGCGATCAGTTCACTAGACCATTGAACGAATTGTTCCTGCGCTTCCTCAATCATTTGTTTCTTTCCACTGCTTCATTCTCAACATCGAGACAATGCTGAATCGCGTCGTCGACGCCCCGCAAGCGACCGGCACGGAATTTAAAGTCGCCCCAATCCGTCGCCATGTATCCCGTTTCGACAAGTTCTTTTCGATACCGCTCCAACCGCGCCCGAACCGTCCCGGCTACCGCAGGGTGATCGACCGCGAAAAAGCGTACCGCAGAGGGTTGTTGAGTTGCCATCCTAAACACTCACGTCGTCAGTAAGTTTTGTGTCACGAGAGACGGGGACTACGGTGCGGTCACCAAACCCGCACCGACTCAGTTACGCGCGCTTGTATTCTTTCGCCGCCCGACGCTCTTTCGTCAAGCGCGCCTCGCCGCCACCAGCACCACCCGGCAGTTTTGTGTCTGGCGCAACACCCTTTGGCGCCTCGATCTTTCCACCCATCGCGCGCTTCACGTCGGGAGCCAAAGGTTCTTTTGTTCGTGCGACTGTTGGTTTGTAGCTCACGCCAGGACCAGCCGTTCCGGGCGTTTGGCCGACGCCGCCGCCGTAAGCGCGGAAACTTTTGACGACGCCGCCGCCCGTCTTGAACGTGATGACCTTGCCGCGCCCGATGTTCTTGCCATCGCTCTTGCCGTCAGCGTGTTGAACCTGCGTTCCGGCATTGAGTCCCCCATTCCACGCCGGGCCATCCTTGATTCGCCCGCCGCGCGCTCGCATCGGCATCGGTGGAGGCGGCATCATGCCGGGACGCGGTGGCATTGCGCCACCCGGAGGCATTCCAGGTGGACCACCCGGAGGCGGCATTGCGCCCGCCGCCGGCATCGGGGGAGGCCCAGCCATCGGCGGCCGAGGCGGCATCCCACCAGCCAAACCACCCGGAGGTGGCATCAGCGGAGGCGTCGCAGGATGCTGCGGAGAATTGATGATGTTGACCGTGGTTCCCTTGTGCTTGACCTTGCCGCCGCGCGCTCGCTTGTCGGCACGGTGCTTCACGCCGCCGCCGGTCATTCGCATGGCGGTTTTCTTGACGGCGCCGCCTTTGGCTCGCTTTGTTGGAGCAACCGCTTGGACTGCGCCGCCGGTCGCATAGCCCTTGGTCATCTTGTGGACGCGGGACCGTTCGACTTTATGCTGGCGATGTTCGGCGAAGGGATGGGCCATTAGGTGTACCTCTCCATGATCTTTCTTAGCCTAGCGTTGAGATAGTGGACCCGATTTTTAGCCCTGCCGCGCGCATAACATTTTGCGTAATAAATACATTCGCATAAGAACCCACCGCGTCGATGGCGTCCTGAGAACACGCGACGAACGACCACGATTGATCGGAGACTACAACGCCACGATCATCGAACGTGACTGTGGCAGTCGGGAAATACTGCCGAACCCCCCAGATCAGATTATCTCGCACCCATTGCTCAAGCGGCTTCGTAAACGGGGGCCACGTTTTCCGATCAAAATAATCAATCATATACCCGCGATACACGTACTCGCCGTTCACCAATTCGTAATATTGAGGCACATTCGCCCCTGACGCGGGTCTGTCAATTTGCGCTGCCTTTGCCGGCGGCACTAACCCGCCCACAAACGGAAGCGCCGTAAGCCATTTCAGCACCGAGCGACGGGGATGGTTCATTGGCGTTCCTTCAAATAGTCCCGAATCACCATATCGCTGCGGCTGCACCCATGAGGTTCGGGTTTTGCCTCACAAAACGGGCACTGCAGCCTGTCGATAATATGAGGCCATACCGTAGTGATCGTCTCCCACGAAAGACCTTCGCGTTCGATTTCGGCAGCGGTTTGCATCATTCACTCCCCGAATCAGTCGGCGCTGGAGGGTTCAAAACTTGATGCACATTCAAGGCATGTTCCGCAACGTCCATATTGGCGTCATGCACAGCCTGTTGCGTCGCCAGCCCATGTTGCGCCGTGGCCAAGCCGTGCTGCTGTTGGGCCTGCGCATGCTGCTGCGCCGCAACCTTGGCATCATGCGCCGCGTCGTCCTTGTGGATCACCATTTCCTTGGCCAAATCGACGGTCGCAATATTCTGCTCCGCTTGAAGCTTGCTGGTCTGAATCGTCATATCCTGCGAGGCTTCCTGCGCCGCCACTTGCGCCTTTTGCTGTGCGGCTTGGGCACTGAGCATCTTCGCGTTCGCCGCGATCATGTTCGGATCGGGCGCGGCAGGAGCGGGGGCTTGTTCGGGCGCGATGATATTCGTCGGGTCTTGGCGAATCACCCCCAATATCGTGTTCAACGTGCCGCGCGGGTCCATGATCGGCGCAAACGCCGGAACCGCAATCAACTGCGACAGCGCGACAGCCTTGGCCACGCGATGAATATGGGACGGCGTATTCGGGTCGGACGCCGGTTCGAGGTGACAGTTTTCTAATGCCTGCATGAACTTCTGCTCATTCCAATAATCCGGCGGGCAAATCTTGTTAGCCTTCCAAAAATCCTCCGGGTTCTTGCGGAATAGATCAACGATCAGTTCAATTTCTTCGGCTTGAGCCTGATGCATTCCTTTATGGGCTGCGGATTCGACTTTTGTCGCCTGCTCGATTTGCGCCAGCATCGTCCCAACGGGAACATTCGCCACACCCTCCGCAGTCGGAATATCGCCAGCGGCGGAAAGCGATTGTGTCTGCTGCTGCACTTTGTCGATCAGCTCGAGCATTCCAGGCCCCACGTCTTTGTAGGGCATCGGAGAGATAGTTTCGTTGATGGGCCTGCCATTGGTTTCGATTGGAACGCCTGTTCCAGGGCCAACGCGGAAATCAGACGTGTTCTGACGACCACTGAGTTTTGCAATCAGGAATGACGGGAATGTCGCGAACATAGCCGAGTCCAGCGCGAGACGCCATGCTGCGGTTAGTGCTGACGACGCATTTCCAAGAATATTCAGAAGGCCAGTCCCATAAAAACCCGGTCCCGGCACGTATGGATATTTCACATACATTCGTTGTCGTTCGCATTCCTCGTCGTCCTCTTCCCAATCGCGGCGGATGGCTTTGATTTCCTTCGAGTCCTTATCCATTGTTACAAGATAAGGCAGCGCGATCCCTTCGCCTTTGAACTTGCCGGGCGCGTACTCTGGCAAATCAAGTTCGCATTGCGATTCCCAGATCGTATAGGGCTGATCTTCTGGACGCGATTTCTGCGGCGTCGGATCGGTCCCTTGGATACCGGCGATCTTGGCGTCAACCGCGTTGACCTGCGGGGGCGCCGGCGTTGATTCTGGTCCCTTGCGATAAGCGCCGATCAATTCCATACGCTTCATCACCGAAGGCCGCATGGGAATTTGGTGCGTGATGCGCGCGCACGAGCGCAAATCTTTCGTCGTGTCCGAAACGATTAAATCCTTTTCGTCCACACTTTCCGAGACGGGACGGCGTTTCATTGGGCAGCGGTAGATTTTCTTAAATCCAGAACCACCGAAGTATGTCCCCCACAGCAGCATATGGCTTGTATCCGGATAATATTCGGTCGCCGTTTTGGTGAAGTAATGATTCAGGTCGCGCTCGAAAGCGTCGGCGAGGTTATCCTCAGACTGTATTGATTGGTCATCTTTATTGGCGACTTTGACTGGGCCATCAGACGGGAGAAGTTCCGCTTGCGCATTGGCCCAGCCTTTCAAACAAGCTTCGAGCAATAGCGGGTTTGTAACGGTGGATTGCCCTTCGACCGCCGCAGACGTATCGCCAACCGTAGCGCGCGGCTCTTTCAGTTCAAGGCCCAACAAGCCTAAGCCTCGCGCACGGATTTCAAGGTGATTGCCACGTGAGCGGTCGTCGGCGGCGATTTGGTCGTGGAGTTCGTTGGCGATCAAGGAGAGTTGGTTAGCACCTATTTGGTCAGCGAGGTTCGCATAGAATTTGTCGCCGGTATCGTCGCCGTCTTTTTTCGGGCGCCGCGCGTCTAGCTGCACCACCACGCCGCCGTCTGGTTGTTCTGTGGAGATAGTTCCCGTCGTGGGGTCAGTGGTAACCTTGCCGTCCTCGTCGTCAATGACGATTTGGATTCCTGAGACGGGTTGCGGGTCAGCCATTAGTCGTCTTTTCTTGATCCAACGCGCTCTTGAGCGTCCGCAAATGCTCTTTGATGTCGGCGACCGATTGCCCCGGAGTCACTGCACCGGCAATCGTCTGCAGTCGTTCAATCTCATCCGCCGCTTCGCCGCACAATTTGCAAAGCCGCTGATCGTCGAGATTGGACGACATGAATTCCATATTGGCTTCCTTGCGAAGCCGTTGCACCAGATCGCTCATGCTTTCCTCGCAAGTGGCACGGTTATCTTTTCTTTGAACCCCGCCACGCTGGTCAAGATACAATTATCAGCACGCAAACTTTCAATTTCATTTGCTGCTTGTTCAAGCAATTCGTATGGAAAATTGCGAATATCGCTCTCCGCTGTAGAGACATAATGTGGGGTGCCGCGCCGATATTTCCGCAGTTCCTTTACAATATCGCTCATTGCGCGATTTCCTTGAATTTGCTCGTCGAGCGCATTAGCTTTACTTCGGCACGCAACCGTTCAATTTCGTCGGCGGCGCGATGAATGAGTTCGTCCACATCGCGCGGTATCGTTCCATAGCGCGATCCTCCTGGCGCGCACATGGCATCCATAGCTTTCAAGTCACGGAGAAGGTCGCTCATTGCCTGCCCCTGATAATCCCAACCGACCCCACTTTGATTCGCCCTTCGTCCACAACGTTTTCGAGAATCCGTTGCTTCAACGCATCGCACCCAAGATTCAACGACCCTGCGTCCGTCCCGCCAATCGTGGTCGCAAATCCCATCTTCATACACACCACTATTCCCACCGTGAACACATTGCCTTTCTTGGCTTCCTCCAAGCACTGCGCCAGCTTGTCGATGCAGTCCAATTGCTGATCCGACAGCGGCGTGGGGGATAGGAGGATGGGCTTTTGGGGAATGTTCGGATTCATGGTAACCGCACTGCGTCTCTGGCGCGAATATCTTCGATTAGGGAATAGCTTCCTTTTGGCATTCTTAGACGAACCTTTGGATCATCACCATAAAACTCAACGGAACCATCTTCGTATACCCAGCCGCGAAGGCCCAGCAAGTCAGGGTCATATCGACGTATTGACACTTGCAGTAGATCGTCAAACATCAGGTGACCGCACCGTTATCGCTCCGCTATCGTGACACAACACCCTAGACATCGTAAAGGGGTTTTCGCTGCGGCTTGTGCAAACCCCGCTGGTATTCCTCGTGCGAGGTTTCTTCCTCGGTCATCGCCAGGCCCGCATCGCGCAAATATCGCATGGCTTGCGTCGTGGAGTCCGTCAGGTCGTCATGCTTGCCCTTGGGAAAGACCTCTAACTCGCTGATTACAATTTCGCTCCATTCCCGCTCTGGCGCGTAGACCAAGCCCTGCGCAAATGTCGGCTGCACCGCCAACGCACGAGCCACCTTGTCGCCCTTCACGGGGCAAAGCTGAATGCCAAACCGTTGCAATCCATAGCGATTCGAGATTTCCTGCGCCGCGCTGATTCCCGATGCTTTGGCTTCGATCAGCAAGTGGTCAACCTTGTAGAGCGAACAGGTGTCCTGCACCCATTCGATCAACCCCCATTGGCCCATTGTCCTGCGCTTGAATCGGGCATTGCGCTGCTTGACTTCGGTTTCCGACATGCCGGGAACGATATTCTCCGCGCCCCATCGCTTGTTATCAATCACGGTATCGACCATCAGCCGGTCAGCACGCGGCGCCGAGAACTGCAAATGCTTGCGCCAGGCGTGGACAAGCATGATCGAGTTTTTCTTGCTTTCGGGGTGAATGAATGTGCCCCACACTGTAAGCGCAGACGGGTCGTTTTCTTCGTCCTCGGTGAATGCGCCATCCAATGACGCAATGACCATATCGAAGATCGGGAACTTGCCGTCGTCGGGTTCCCACAATTCCCACCATTCGCGTTTGAACAATCCGCCGCCGCGAGGCATCGGCGATTGGGCATATTGCGACGACCAGCCATAAGGGCCAATTTCCCGCCGCGTCCGCGCCATAGCGTCATCGGCGAATCGTTCGGGCCATGCTGTCTCGCCGTCGGTCTCGCGCGGATCGGTCCATCCGATTTGCGTTGGAATATGTTCGCCAGCCTCGTCCATCTGTCGGCCAATATCGAATTCCCACGGGATCATCAGATGGCAATAATCGAAATCGCCACCGAGCACTATTCCCGACACGTCGGCTTCATGCACGCGCTGCATGATAATCACCAGCGCTCCGGTCGCCAGATCATTGAACCGCGAGGAAATCGATTCACGAAACCACCGTACGGTTTCTTCGCGCACGCGCTCGGATTCCGCTTCCTGCACACTATGCGGATCGTCAATGATGATTCTGTCGCCTCTTTCACCCGTGGCCACACCACCAACCGACGAAGCCAATTTCCATCCGGTATGCGTATTGATGACTTTGATCGTCGTCTTGTTGCGCAGCGTCACCTGGCCAACGTCGTCGCGTTCTTCGAATGCCTGTTGTTGGACTCGTGTTACGGTTTTCATCGGGCCGTAAAGTCGCTGATAGGGTTCGCTTGCAATCAGCGTTCTAAATCTGTCGTTGTCGCGCTCGGTCAATGAAGCAGAATACGAAAATGCGATGTAGCGGTAATGGGTTTTTTTCATCGGCCCCCATTCCCACGCTGGCCAGAACACATCCACCAGCATCGACTTCATGAAACCTGGCGGGACGTTCATCAGAAGGCGTGTGATTTCGCCGTGGGTGACAGCCTCCAGATGTTCGATCATGGCCCACAGCGGCCAACCGTCAACAAACGGTGTTTCAGGTTCCAGCACCGACCAGAAATACCGCACGAACGCGATCAATCCACCCTGGCGGACTCCTTCCTCGTCATACCACCCGCGCTGCGATTGCTCGGCCTTGGCTTTGCGCCGCTGATATTCGGTCAGGAGCTTGCCGAATTGTTCTAGTTTGGTGCGGGCGAATGGGGCGTTCACACCAACGCTCCCGGTGCGCCGTACATTTCAAAGATCGCCCGGTCCATCGCCTCATGGTGGAAAGTGCAATAATCAATTATTTCCGCTCTGCGCCAACCTGCAATCTCTTTGAGAATCGGATAGACTTCCTCGGCGTTGCGAATTACTTCCCACAACAACCAATCGGTGATGACTTGCTGATAGGCGAGCGGAAATAAAAACGGCTTGAATGCTTTTGGAATAATGCCGCGAAGTTCCTCGGTCATTTATTGTCTCATTCGCGGCCTGCGCAATCGTTAGCTCAGTGCGGTCACCCCGTCGCACCAAACCGATACGTCAAATCAACCTCGATCCCCAATTCGCGCGCCTGATTCGCAAGCTGTGCTACCAGCTCTTGATCGCTCAATCGCGACAGTTCACCATCATCGCGTTGAACAGTGCCGATGCCTAGCAATTTGCGCAATTCCGCGTTGGCCTGCAATTTCGAGTAGGGCTTTGGAATAACAAATCCCGCATCATTGATCGAAATGCTTTCCACTGCGCGCTGCACGTCCTCGGGCATTTCGTGAATACTTCTGGGCCGTTGCACCCATTTCATGACCACCGAACCATCAGGATTGATGATCGGATTTCCCTTGTGGTCGCGTTTTTCGACTTCGACCATTTCCCACATTTGCTTGACGTTAGCCTCGTGAATTGTCCACAAAAATTCTTCAAGGCGGCGACGCTTGGCTTGGAGAATTTCTTCTTCCTGCCGCGTCCAATAGGCGATTCGATCCTGCACGTCCTGACGGCGCAGCAAGCGTGATGCGTTGCCGGCAGCGTCGTGATCGGATTCCGATTTATAGCCGGCCTGGCGGTAGGCGTCGGCTTTGGGCCGCATGACGGCGCAGAGGTAGCAGAACCGCTCCAGGCGCCGATTGTGCAGGGGCGTGGAACCGGGGTAAGAGCTTGGAACTATTGAGGTTTCCATACTTCCTTGAGATTCATGGCCTGCGTTGACCGAATCCGGCGATTCCGGTTGAAGGCCCTCGCGTGATCCATCATGTTGCACTGCATCATTCACGACGAGTCACCTAGAGTCACTTCGCCACAAACCAAAACGGCCATCCGGTTGCCCGAACGGCCGTTCCAGCAGGAGGGGCAAACATGACAAACCGATTGATGCCTCAGCAAAAGCACCAACGCGAGCCATCCTCGTGCTTCCGCTGCGATTCGTCAAGCCTACCTCTCGCCTAAAATGCGTTGATCCTTGGATTTCGAGGCTTTACTGCCCGGAATATCGTAATTCTGGCTGGTTTTCAGCGATTTACGCCGGTTGTGGATAGTTTCGCGCGCCCACGCTTTCGCCTCGCGGTCCCGGTCGCGTTCGGATTCGGTGTAGGGCGTGGCGCTCGCGTATTTCATGCTTGCTTGACCACTTGTGGCCTAAACGGCAATGCGACACCATTTTTACGCTCTTTAGCGATCCGGTCAACTTGGTCGTTCAACAGCCGAATCGCAACGGCGCCGGTGACGTTTTGATCCATGACCTCCCGCATCATGCCAGCCAATCGCGATTCCTCGTGCCCTATGGCAACGACCCACTTCGCCACTTGCTGCGTTGCGCTTGCTTTTTTGAACGCTCCTACGCGCATTAACCATCGCACGCCTTGATCGTACAGCCAAACATCGGGAGCGCCCTGTCTCTGACTCAGAGAATCAAGATTCTTATTACGGTTACTATTACCCGCCTTTGAGTTGGTATCCACATCTTGATTTATCAATGGGTTAGCGGCGTTCAAAGGTGCACTCCAACTTCGACTTGCGCGCATTGCAAGCCCTTTTGCCCGACGCCCTTCCGCAACGACCATTTGCTGCACGATTTCGGCCGTGGTGATTTGCCCGTCATCGGTGAAAATGAATTTTTTACTTAAGCTTAAGCGCACCCGCCCATGCCGCTTACCCAAACGCATCACGCGCGCCAGGAAAGCCCCGTCGTTCTTCAACCAGCCACCAGCCCGCCACAGCGCCCATTTGAGCCGACAATAGGCGCCCAATTCCTCGTTGGTCAGGTCGTCGGCGTCCACCATCGCGTCGTGAACGTGCTCAGAACGATAGTGCGGGCTTTTCGGTCGCTGCGTCATCTTATCTTCCCCCAATCCCCGTCGGCTTATG